GGCTTTGATCTGGTCATCGTCTAAATAATTTTTAAAACAAGCCACATATGCATCCATCACTGCACTCATTGTGGTCACACTGTGCTGCGAATTGAAGTCTTCAAAGTCAAAGCAGTATGGTATGCCATTGTTTAATACCTGCTTTACGGTTTCCTTCACATTAGCAACTGTTGCACTAGGTCCAATAGGGAAATGTTTGCTTAACATTTCTTCACACCCTTTGAAAGCATAGCTAGACAAGATAAAGTTAGTTACGTCTACACCGTAGATAGCCCGTTGTTTACCCCACTCATACTTTGTGCTCGACCATGCTTCCATAGATGGTGGTCTCTTCAGAAAGTGTCCTATGTCATAAGTAGGCATCCTGCTTAGCGCATAAAACTTATTGCGTAATCCCACGTCCTTAGCCTTAAACTCATCATCTTCAGGGTACTGTGAGTGGTAGGCACCAGTAGGCGACCACTGCCAACGCATAGCCCAGTGATTTGTCCATGTGCTCCTAGTAGGGGTACCACCACTGACTTTCACGCGTTTAAATAATTTTAACGCTCTCTCAAACACCATTTCCTTTGTAAAGTTTACCGTGTTGGGTTCAGTCCGGTTTTTGATTTCAGAGTTCCAATCGACCTCGCCTAAACCCCTGTTGACTAACACTTCTAGTTCAAAGAACGGTGTAAGGTCCAAGTCAACGAGGTTCTGTACAGCTTTCAGCCTACCTGAAAATTGATTCTTTACCTGGGAAAAGAAATCAGCTACTGACCTGTAACGCCACTGCCAGATCAATGAATCCTTAATAATTTCTTTATGTCGTGGAGGTAATGCTTTAGCCCACACAAGCAACCCAGCTAAGAAACTTTCATGCAAGTCGAGCTTGGCTAAACTCTCAAGCAAGGGAAGCACGAATGGAACATCCCTTCTAAATACATCTAGCCCTATTGTCCGCAGCTCTTTTATAGTTATATGTCTAAGGTGCCTACTAGAAACTTTACATACAGGGGGTTCAGCTGATCCATCAAACCAAGTTCTCAACGTAGCAAGACGTGTTAACGGTACATTCTGACTAGACCTCTTTGTCACATGCAATACGTATTGTAATACCTCTCGCCTGTTAACCGGACCGTACGGAAACAGGTCAGGACCGTACTGTATTCTTGAAATCCGGAGCAGTACCGAACGGCCTTGTACATGCAACGGTTCATGCCTGGAAATGTAAGTTGCAGTGAGGTCCAAGCGCGCCATATACACACATTTAGTAAACACAACATCAGTGTCATACCTAGTATGTACATCACCTTCTAAGTTGATGCCCGGGTAGACATCTAGAAGGTGGAAATCCGCCTCTTCGAAAGAAGCTACCTCTAGTCCCCGTCTGTCAGCCTTGATACCTAGAGGTACCATATCAAGGCTTGCAAAGCTACGTCTAACTAGTCCTGCTCGTCTGGGGGACGTTCCTCTCGCTCTGTTTGAACTGGTATGTCTATCATGCGCGCTTCTGTAGGTGGCTCTAACAAGTTTGCACTGCCTGAAGCGGTTGGCATTGGTACCCCGGCAATCAGCTCTTGCACTTGAAAATCCGCCAAAGCGAGATCATAAGTGGTCAATATGTTTGCTGTAAATTTCTCACTATCTATGGGTACTTGCACAAAACCACGAATTGTGTTTATATTCCTCACGTCATAACTAGCTGCTCTAGCATTCCATAGTGGTTGTGTTTGTAAAACTGTTTCTGCTCTTGTCCAGTAACAAACAACTGCACAATCTGCAAGACTTTCAAAACTAGAACCAAAGCTATTGTACCTCTCTTCTATAAATTCAAGTTGATAACTTACAGGCATGTCTAGCGTTGCCGGAGTCACTGGTGGCATCGCTATACTCACATCATTTGCAGCAAAAATGCGATGTGTACCATTCCGTAATGGGTGTGTATAGTTAACTGTATAGCCCTGCCACCTGCTAACAACACCATTAGCCCATAAATCATTATAGTTGTAAGCCTTTCTATATCTTCCCTTATAATACTGATGGACCGCGGGATTAATTGAAAATACTGATGAGTAAGGGGTGCCAGCCATTAGTGACCCGCCCAACCCTGTTATAAGTGCCACGCCTGATGGGCCAGCCATAGAGTTAAGTATTAAATCGTTATTTCGACCTGCTACATAACCGTAGTCAGCAATATGGTCTATAGTTATATT